CAAGCTCCGGAAAACGCCGCCGGGTCGACGGTTTGCGAGCGAGATCGACCTTGGCCAAGACGTGGTTCGCAAGATCCAGCATGGCCTTGACGCCTTTATCGCGTCGCCAGATGTCGCGGCACTCGCGCGTCTTGCGGACGACGTTCTCCACGATGTGGACGAACGACTTCACCGATTTTTCGAGCGAGGTTTCGCCACCAGCGGGGCCAACCAGTTTGAGGGGCATTCACGAGAAGACGTCGTCAACGCTCACGAATTCGTGTTTCGCGAAATCGAGCGCCGTGGTTTGGCCCACCCGTTTGACGACACCCTTCAGGTCGCGACAACCGGGCTTCGGGAACTGGCGCGCAAACAGCAGTACGCCGACGTTCAGCCGTCGGGTGTACGGACCAATCAGCACGATTCCGTCGAACTCGCGGAAGTGGTCCGCCATTTCGAAAAACCCATGGCCCTCCGGATGCCGGCCGTCTACTTGGTCGGAAGCATCTGCACGAAAGGGAGGAGCGAAAACGATATCGACCTCCTGGTCCGGGGCCCGCTCGATGATGAAACCCTCCACGCCATCAAGTTTCGGTTGGGTCGCGCGCTGCCACCACGGCTATCTCAACGGGTCCAGTTCCTGGACGATGATACGGGGGGCCCGTTCACGAGCCACATCCCGCTTTACGACCTCGTGTTGGTCCCACATGCCGGCCGTTCTGTCGTCGAAATGCGGGAAATCCAAAAGCAGGACGACCCCCACCTCGATTGGCCCGCGAAACCCGGAAAGCGGACCGCCGTCCTGCAACTCCATTTCCGTGGCGCGTCGGTTCACGGGGATTTTAGGTTTTCGGTCCGGGACCAGCATCTGGCGGGATGGACCCTTTCGATCCAGCGAAAAGATAAGGTCAGTGAAGTCGATACAGTAGAAGAGGCCAAGAAACTGGCGAGCAAGTTTTCGATTCAAGGTTCCGAGTTCAACAAGCCGATGGAACTACCGAACCGGGTATTTGCAGTTGGCAAAAAGAGACAGCCATCCGAATGGTTATCGATCGGCGACACCAAATTGGAGCCCGGTAGTGTGGGGGCCACACGGTTTGAACCCGGCGTATTCGCAGAAGTCGCGACCCCCAAGGTCGAGTTCGGGATCCAAACGGGTCATTCGCACGAGTACTTCGTGACGGGAGACCCGCGATTTTCAGGTCTTCTGTTTTTTCGGTTGCTGGAGGGCAAAGGCCCCGCGGATCAAGACGACGAAGAAGTTACGCCCGCGGGCCAAACGTTTTGGACCGCCGGTTTCACCAAATCGAAACTCCCGGGTGTGCTCAAGCATCGGGCCATTGAAACCAGCTCGATGCCGCCCCTCGGCCAATCCGCGATGCCCACGTCTCTCATGGCCGTGACACCAGCCGAGTTTCGCTTTTGGCTCGCCGACACCGCGCGGGAAGCCCACGAAATGCGCGATGCGCTTGTCGATAGCCGGTTTTTCACCGAAGAAAACGTCGAGCTAGACCAAAAGAGCGAGTTCAGGCGGGTCGAGCAAAAGGTCTATTCGCCTGAGGTACGGGATCAGGATCCAGATGATGCCGATCCCGAGGTTGTGGATGCGGGCCACGTCGACCCAGTGGTCAAGCGGTTTCACGTTCAGCCAGATGGGACCCAGGTGTGGGCCGCCGAAGACCAACACGACGGCAATGAAAACGACCGCACTGAGCTGCGACCACCCGCCGTTTTCCAACCCCAGAGCTCGGCGACCAGAAAAACCAACGTGTTTCGGGTTTCGGCTCAGCGATGGGACGACCGCGCTGGTGTTGAGGCCGGAGTCCTCGTCTTTACCGAGGATCAAAAACACGACCTCGATGACGTATTGCCCGGACTCACGGACGAGATCCACAAAATGGGGGGCGATTTCGTCCTAGACGGCGAAATCATGGCAGTAGACCAAAATGGCGATTTCCTGCCACGGTGCGAGCTAGTCCAGTTTCGCGGCGGTGGTGCCCTAGCCGATGCGGACCTCCGATTTGTCGTGTTCGATGCACTCTACCTGCCAGACGCCGGAAACATCACGGCCAAATCCATGCAGGAACGGCGTCACCTTCTCGAGGCGTTCTGGGCGCAGCACGTCAATAACCAGGGACTCGATCGTCTTGTTTTGAGTCCTGCTGCCGCGATGCTGTGGTCGGACGAGCCCGCGGTGAAGGATCCGCTTGAAAAATGGGATCGAAACGCGCGCGTGGTCAAAATCCTAAAGGCGGCCGAGCAGTCAGATGAGCGGATCGTGTTTGGCGTCGTGCTCGTCCCGGACGAGACCGACGCGCAAGGTGATGTCTACGACGCGGAGGAAGTTCGTCGCGCGGCCTACAGCTTCATGGAGCAGTACGGGGGCAAACTAAAGTTGATGCACGATGGCAAACCACTTGACGGCAAGGCAATCGTCTTGGAAACATACGTGTCCAAGCATGAAGAGCGTCACGGAGAAGAAATGTTTCCGATCGGAACCTGGTTCATGACGAGCCGAGTTTCCGATGACGATCTTTGGGCCGAGGTCAAGAACGGAAAATGGACGGGATACTCGATTGGCGGTTCCGCTATTCGAGAATCTCTGGATCAACCAAACGCAATCGCGTAGTGTTGCCACAGTGTGAATCCGTTCACGAGACTAGACAACGTTCTTGAAAAAGCGCAGTCTCTGCTGCGTCGAAACCGGCCTGCGCGTTTTCGCTTGACCGATATCTCGGTCGAGGAAGTCAGTCTTGTGGATCGTGCAGCGAATAAACGAAAGTTTCTTGTGGTGAAACGCGCGGCGACGCGTTCTGATGACCGAGAAGGAGACCTCATGGACAGGACCAGCGTGCAGAAGAACGCGCCTTCCGATCCCGGAACCGCGGCGTCCGAACCGAATCCGAAAGTCGACGACCAAAAGGGCGTGACCATTTCGGCCGTCACGAAGGCGCGGCTCGCCAAGACGGTGACGGATGCGATCGAAAAGCTCGTGATGATCGCGAACGTGCTGAAAACGGCGCCCGACGCCCCTGAAGGGCAAGATGCGGTTCCCGGCGTTCTGGTTACGGAAGTCGGTGACATCATCGGGATCCTTGAGGCGCTCGGATGCTGCGCCCCACCCGCCGAAGCCACCGCCAAGATGGAGCACGGTATGGCCGCCAAGGTTCTGCGGGAAGTCGCGGAAGTCGCGATGTCGCTCGCCGAATGGGCCGCCGACAACGAAATCACCCCCGAGTTCATGCAGAAGGTGGGGAAGCTTCACGAGATGCTCGGCTCCCTGACGGGCGAATACCCGGCTGCCGCCGCCAAGAGCGAGGAACTGGCTGCTCCTCCGGTCGACAAAGAGGAGCCTGCTGAAGTTCCGGCTGTACCAGTTGTTGAAGCGGCACCCGCTCCCGCGGTTGCCCAACCAGACGCCGGTCTGGTCGAAAGTCTCAAGGCCGCGAGCCTCGCGCTTGCCGCCGCCGTCGCCAAGCTGGCGCCAGTTCAGCCGGTCGTGACACCAGAACCCGCGGCCGCACCATCCCCGTTCGACAAAATCAACGAGCGGCTCGAACAGTTGGCCAAGTCGGTCGAAGTCGTGTTGGCCAAGAATGGGCCGCCCCCGACCGCTGATCCCAAGCGGAAGGCCGACCAACTTGAGCTAGAGAACCGGGAGCTGAAGGCCCGGCTCGACAAGGCGTTGGAAGATCCGCCCAAGCGGGCCTCCCACCAGACGGCGGACAAGCCTGAACCAACTACTAGGCTTTTCCCGCTCTATTACAACAACTCGGTCTACGACCCATCGGTGGAGTCGTAGACGGACCGCTGAGGTCAGTGACGATCGAAGGAGAAGACGAGACATGACTCCAAACAAAACTCTGATCGAGAAAGCCGACCTCGAGATCGCAAATCTCCAGACTGACGGCGGCTACCTCTCGGATCAACAGGCCGACAAGTTCATCCGGCTGGCCATCAAAGAATCGGTGTTACTACCGATGATTTCGGTCACGTCCATGAATGGACCCCGCGAAGAGCGGGACAAGATCCGGTTTTCGGGTCGAGTGTTGCGACCGGGATCACCTGGCGTAGCCCTCACGACATCCCAGCGGGTGAAGCCTGATCTTTCCAAGTTCACGCTCGACGCCAAAGAGTTCAAGGCGGACGTCCGCCTGAACGATTCCACCATGGAAGATTCGATCGAGCGCGGCACCTTCAAGGACACGGTCATGTCGTCGCTGGCGGGCGCGGTTTCGCGTGACGTCGAGTTCGTGGCGGTCCAGGGCGATACCGCGTCGGCCGACACCCTCTTGGCCGTGCTCGACGGTTTCCTCAAGCAGGCGACGTCCAACATCGTGAACGCGGCTTCTTCCCATCTCGATAAGGCGGTCTTGCGCGACATGCTCAAGACGTTGCCCGACGAGTTCGCGAAGACCGAGAAGCTCAAGTATTTCACGAACCGGCAGGCCCGGCTCGATTACCGCGACAGCTTGGCCGACCGGGCGACCGCGCTCGGCGACGCCAACCTGACGCAATCGGACCGCACCGTCTTCCAAGACATGCAAGTCGTGGCGGTTCCCGAGTTCCCGAATCCGGCCAGCGTCACGAACGTGCTGCTTACCGATCCCGGCAACTTGACGGTCGGGTTCTGGCGCAAGATTCGGATCGAAACTGACCGTGATGTGGCGGCTGGCGTCACCCTGTTGGTCGCGACCGTCCGGTTCGACGTCAAGATCCAAGAAGTTGCGGCCGTTTCCAAGGCCACCAACGTGTCGACCACGTGATCGTGGCCTAACCTCGTAAGGAGACAGCAAGATGGCAACTACAATCACGATGACGATGGGGGACGCGCCAAGCCGCCCCACCCGCACGATGTCGGCCGTTGTCGACGCGACTCCGGTCACGTCGTACGCGACCGGAGGATTCACCGACGCGATCCTGTCGGCCCAACTCGAGAAGTTTGGTGTCGACGGCTACTTCTCGGTCCCGATGGCCGCGACCAACGCGACCACCGTCAGGTGGTTCGCGGTCAATCCCGCCAACCACAAGGTGAAGGCGTACTCCGACGACGGCGTCACGGAAGTGGCGGCCGCCACCAACTTGTCGCTCTATACCGCGATCCCGGTCAGGGTGTTCGGCGAAGGCTGACGCTAGCGGACCTGTTCCACCAACTGGGCGTCGAGTCGCTTGACTCGACGCCTTTTTGTTGGCTTAGTGGCGGGCGAACAGGATCCAAAATATCTGCTGTTCGCAATCCCGAAAGGTCAAGTTGAATGGAAACCGTTTTCGTTAGGCTCAAGCCCTACAACCCCAAGCAGGGGTTCGTGGTCCAGCGGTACTCGTACAAGGGCCAGTCGTTCGTGCAGGACGATTCGGGCCGGTCGACGTGGTACCAAGTTGGGGTTCCCTACAGTCGGGAGATCGCCGAGCTCCGGCAAGAGGACAACAACCCGCGGAGCCCCGCCCTTTTCGACATCACGACGCAAGACGAATACGCCCAAATCGTGGCGCGTGAAGAGGATCTCCGGCTCGTGGAACTCGGGGTCCTGTCCCCCACGATGGTCCAACCTATCAAGGAGAACCGGACCATCGATCTCACGGGCAAGCCCGGTATTGGGCGGTCGGCCGCCATCCCGGAACCGCCAGTAGGTGGATCACCGCCCGTGCCCGCCAGGCTGGCGCCCGCCCCCGTCAGGCCGCCGCCGGCCGAACTGTCGGAAGAACCTACTCCTGTCGAAACCCCGGCCGCCGTTATCGCGGGTCGACCACGAAAACGACGCTTTGGTCCCGACGGTGAATGAATCCGCTGGGCGCTCGCCCACCGAAAGGTCTGAACCACGCCCGACGGGCGGGCTGGCGTTTCAGCATTACCAGAACGTCGTTCGCCAGTTGGGGAACAACCGGATCGAAATCACGGACATCGACTTGTCGGCGTGGCTCGATCTCAACGGGATCCCCATTGTGGACGCGCGCCGCACGGGACGCGACTTCGTCATCACGATGCTGGATCCCGATGAACGCGTTCCGGCACTTCTCGACGGTTGGCGCGGGAGTGAAGCGTCCCGGTTCTCGAGCCGGGTCCGGGACATCAAACGGCTGGGCGCCGCCGTAACCCAACAGGCGGAACGCCGCACCGATCGTGGCCGCGGTTTCCGGACGACGGGGCCTGAAGTCGAGGTCTACGACCTGGACCTTTCGGCGTGGTTTGCGGAGAACGGGCTCGTCATCGATCGGCTGCTGCGCGACGGTCGTGAAACGATCGCTGTATTTCGAGATCCGGCAGGGCGGGTCCAACAGTTGGCGGTCGCGTGGCTGGGGTCGCAGTCGAGCCATTTCGCGTCCAGGGTCCGGCAGATCAAGAAGATCACGCTTTCGACCGGACGCGCGTTTTAGCGCCGCTACACGATGGGGACGGGCCAGATGGGCACTTCTTCGACGGTGGCGCCTGGCGTCTGCTGAGCCTGGAGGAATCCGGTTTCCGTTTCGTGCCCACGTTCGACCGCTTCCGTCAGGCGGAACGGGACCCGTTTGACCTCGAACGTGCAGGTCGCGACCACCAGGTTGGAGTTGGGGTCCTGCAGCTCGATGGAAGGGCCGGCCGTCAGGTGGAGGGGGAAGTCGTGCTGGGGACCGGTCAGGTCCCCGAACACGATGGGGATACGGACAAACGGGGTCCGCATGAAGAGTTCGACCGCGCCCTGCGCCATCCCGTAGAGCTCCATCCGTTTGTCGCTCGCCAGGAGGGCGTCGAACTCGAACGTCGCGAGCCAGCCCGGATACCGGAGCTCGAACTGTTCGGGATCGCCCCCGAGTGACCGTTGCGCGTAATCGCCCCACCAGTGGCGGCTTTCGAGATCCTCCGTGATGCGGGGACCCACGAGCGTGACGTTTGGGAGCCGCGCCTGCTTGACGATGATCTCGCCCCGGTCGCCGAAATCCACGTTGGTGCCGATCGCCACGTTCGGGACCAGTTGGCGGGTCCACAAGTTGACGACCTCTCGGATCACCTGCTGGAAGATTTGGGTCTCTTCGGTGGCGGCCGGGGGCCGGACCTTGACCCGTTCGTACCGGTACGCGCCCGCGGCGGTCACGAGTTCGGCGCCGATAACGGCCCCGCCTGTCGTCAGGTTGGCGATCTCGATCGCGACTTCCGGCAGAGGGTCGAGGGCGGCGTCCTCGCCCGTCCGCCCGTAGGCGGGCATCAGGACGCGGATCCGGGTCGCGGATTCGACCGCCGTTTGGAGCGCGGGGATCCCGTCGATCCTGACCCTGACGGACGGGGGTTGCGGGACAGGGTCGCCCGATGTCGCGACCGCGAACGGGAGTTGGAAGCCGGTCCCCGTGATCGTCACGATGTTGCGGCCGCCGGCGGGACCGGCAGCTGGCGAGACAGACGTAATGGTGGGGATCGCCACGTTAGCCTCTCGTCATCTTGATGGTGAACCCGCTGCGGATCGATAGTTCTCGCGCAAACAGGGTGGCGAATCCGAGGGGTCCGAACGGCTGCTCGGCCGTCACGTCCAGCATGGCGGGGAGCCAAACGGGGCGGGCCGGGACACGGACCGTTATTTGGGTGTCGCCGAGACGCCCGCGTGGAACGGGCTGATTGGTTCCCGCGATCCCCATGGCGACGGCCCTGAGGTACGCCCTAACCCGTACGGTCGCCACGAAGCTGAACGTGTGGCCAAACTCGTGGACGGCCGCCACCAGGTTGGAACGTCCGCCCCACAAGGTCCGGGTCCCGGGCCTGATCCTGACGATCCAGCCTCGCTTATCAGTCTTGATGGTCTCGACCGATTGCCAGAGGTGGCCCGTCTGGAACAGGGGGCGGTTATCAGGAAATGCCGGGATCGCTTTGCTCACGCCCTTGAGCTTGCCTTGGCTGCGCTTCAGTGTGGTGCTCGATTTCAGGCCCCGGACGCGACCGCCCGCGCCCGCGTACCGCATCCTGACGTTCTGGGCGTACCCTTCCGCCATGATGCGGACCGCTTCTTCGCCGGCCGCGACCGCATCTCGGCGAAACTGGTCAAGCCCGCTCGTCACGCGTGCGAACTCCTGGCGGTTGACGACGATTTCGGCGACCCACACGCTCACGGGGTCGGTCCTTCCCGCCGACGGCCGAGCGCCAGAAACTCGAGGTCGTACCCGTCGGGGCCAAACCCCCAGGATCCGGCTCGCGTCTCCTGCACGAAAAAACCTGGACTCGCGAACTGTTTGACGACAGTTCCGGCGGGCGCGCCATAGCGTTCAAGTCTGGAAACGCGATCCCCTTTTTTGAACTTGGTCTCCCGGTTGGCGTCGAGGAGGTGCAAGCGATCGAGGTCCCGGCGATGCAGCACCAACAGGATGGTGACGAAGAGGTCGTCTCCGATCCCCAGCTGGCGGAGCCGCTCTTCGGTCGGGTCCTCGACCTGGCACGGGATCCGGATGGGGGGCATTTCGCGGCGGGTCGTCTGGCGGGTGGCGGTCGCGGTATCATCGTACGCGATCGTCTCGCGAAAAGTGTCGTCGTATCCAGCGTCGGGTTCGCCCGGTGGATCGACTGCCCGGGTTCCGCTGATGTCGAGCCGGTGGATGACCGCGACTGATGGCTGCAGCAAGAGGGGAACCCGAATGATCACGCTAAACTCCGGCCTGTCGCGATCGTGAAACAGGTCCTTCCGCGACAGCGCCGAAGTACGGTGGCCGCAAGAATTCCATCAGGATGTCGTCCACGATGCGGTCACCCGTGAGTGGCCCGACACCACCCGAATCCGCATCCCCAAACGTGACGCTTTGGTCGCGGGTTTTGGCTCCCCGGATGCGGCCCGGGTTACTCGTGAAGACGTCGACGCCGAGCGGATCCTGAAGGAGCCGGGCCGCCAGGATGGCGGATACGCGCCGAAGCCGGCGGGGCACCGCGCCGGCGGGTGAACCATCAGGTTCTCGGTATCCAAACACCCCTTCCACGAGGGTGTTTTGGCGCCCCAAGTGGAAGCTTCCTTGGGCCAAAATGCGGCCCGGCAGAAGGTCGGTCGAAAACTCGATCCTCGGGTTATCGCGGTCATCGGGCGACGTCAGGCCCGCGAGGTGCCGGTTGTAGATCCGCATGAACGTGAGGTCGATGTCTTGGATTTCGTCACCCGGACCATCCCCCACGATCGTCAACTTGCTGATCCCCACGATGGGGTCGATGAGCGGGAGGGCCCCCGCGTTGGTCGCGTTGTGTTGGATCGACAAGAACGTGGGGTCGAAAAACCGGCCCGTCAGCAGGCGGATTTGTTGTGCCACTTCCATGAGCGTCGTGTGGAGATCCCGCACGGCGTAACAAGCGAAAACCGTGTTGGCCAAGAGTTCGGACGTATCGTTATACCCGACGTAACCGACGCCCGACGCCACGATGCCGGTTTCCAGGACCTCGAACGTCTGGTTCCATGTTCGGGCCGGATCGGTCGCGACCGGCTTGTACGTCCACTGGACCTCGTGGGTACCGGGTTTCCACGTGGGGGATGTGGGCGTAAAGGTGGCGGCGTATCGTCCCGGCCCCACGCGGGCGCCGGTCGGACATTCCGCCAAGTTGACGACCGTGGTCGCGACCCTCTGGGTCCCGGTCGACTTCTCGATAACGCGGAACGACAGTTCGGCCACGTCCTGCATGACGCCCCCCGCCTGGTGGAAAAACTGGACCAGCGGATTACTGCAGGAAGTCGATTCCCCCACGACGATGCCGGGCATGCCCAACCCTATCATGGTGTGTTTTCGTTCGCGACCCGCTTGTTCTTGCTACGCTCGGGTTCGCGTTGTAGTCTCGCGGGTACCAATTTCGCTATGGCG